GTAAAGTTTTATCACCAAATAACACTGTACCCGAACCAGGAAATGTTACAATAGGGTTTACACCCGACTTGTATAGAGTATCTCTATCTGCCTGATTAGGATTATATGCTAGTTTAGTAACATTTCGAACATTACCACGTGTAAATCCAGCCGGTGAGAACCATGCATCAGCAACTAAATCAGCGTTAGCCGTTAGTCCTGCTGTTGATCCAGCCGCACAAATCCAACGATATACATCATTGTATTTGTCATACACATATAAAGAACCACTATCTGCAAAGCCATAAGACGTTGAAGTTAATGCTGTTCTCCATGCAGCTACGTCTGTAGCTGGTGCTGCTGCATTTGCTGTAGCCGCTCTCTCTGGAGAGACAAAGCCTACCGCATCTTTTCTTGCTGCACATAGTGCAGTTATATAATTACTTAGTGTACGTGTATCAGCTGCACTCAAACCTGAGTTTGCCTGGAACACTAAGTTCACATCTACTGTTTCTGCATCGGCAAATTTATTATACATAGCAGTAATATCACCTACTAGTAATGTATTACCATCTATACCACCGCCCAACGATGCGCTAGCAACTGCAACCACTGTGAATGCTTGACTTGTTGCTGACGAACCAGCATTTGTTAATGCTGCTGGATGGTTTCCGATACGGATCCATTTTGATTTTGTGTTGATGTGATCTTTATAGTACAAAGATGTACCATCAGATGATTTAACATCACTAGCTTGACTTAAGAAACCAAAAGTTTCTAAAACCGTACCAGCTGTGCCGGATATTTCACCAGTTTCATCTGTTACTACCACGTGGATTTCATCCAATGAACCACCTACTGCGGCGGCTCCAGCTGATGTGCCAGGAGCACTTTCAACCCACGATTTCCAAGTAGCATCACCGTTAAAGCTTGCTGCTTGTGTTGCGAAATGAACTTTAAGAGCACTACCTCTTACACCAGGATGACGGGCCATAACCCAGTCTCCAGCTGCAGGAGTTAATGTACTAAAGTGGTCATCATTTTTTGCTAAAATACCAGTACCAGATGCCGTAGCATTTCGTGCTGTTGCTTTTACTGCTCTGACAACTTTTAGCGCGCTGCCATAACTTAGAAACTGGGCTGCCGTTAATACACTTTCAAATGTGTATGCATCAGGCTTCCCGAACTTATCAACTAATTCCGTTTCGCTACTTACAGTAGTTATTTCTTCGCAAGGACCCCAGCAGAATGCTCCAGCCATGGCTCCTATTGTAGATGATACTGACGGTACGACATTAGTCAAATCAATTTCTTTTACCTGTACACCAGGTGAGACTAGATTTGCCATATTTTTTCCCTTGTCATGTTGTTATAAGATTATCATAATACGTAATTTTCTCAATATACTTATTTATAATATTCATGCTCTCCATACTTCCCACCCCTTTCCGAACGGATGATCATTTTCTGAATCTAAAGGCATATTACCAACAGGTATAACTTCATCTTCTAATTGTTTAACTTTTTCCTTGTATAACATTCGTTTCATGTCTACATCAGTTGATTCTGCAAAGAAAGGAGTAGATGTAAACCATCCAAACATAACCAAATTCATCATTAAATCATCATTTGAATTATGATCTGCTTGGTAAGATGCTCCTTTTGCTACAAATGTACTCATTTCCCTTATAGTTTCTTCGTCTTTTATTACTAATTTGTGTTGTGCCATAATATCTCTTATATTAGAACATCCAATTCTTTTAACTTTAGATGTCATAGTTACACCAATAGCATTAGCTTTAATCATAGACTCAACAAATACATTCTCATATTCTAAATCATAATATAAACCATTACATACAACTTGACCTGCATCATTTGATTCAACTACTACATAGCATTCATTATAATGTGTGGCATATTTGTATAACATATCAGGCAATAATAAAGGACTTATCATGTTATCTCTGTACGTACATACTTGTTCAAAAGGATTTGTACTTACATCTATAACTGTAAATGTAGAATAGTCCTGACCCCTTCCACGACTTACGTCTACAAACATTAAATAATTATGCCCTTCCTCTGGATTATTAAAGATCTTTACATTATTTACATACTCTGCTGGATTCGTAGCTCTTAATGCTAATAATATATCAGCAGATATTAATGTATTACCTGTACCATGAAATGAATTGCCAAATTCCTGATCAAATTGTAACTGAGATGTATTCTCAATGGTCATTGCTTTCCATTTCTCATCTCTTCCAGGTACATCCCACCAGTCTACACGAGTAGGTGTAAATTCATTTGTTCCTTGTAAGGCACCTTCATATAGTTTATGGTACATATTACCTATGCCATTCGCTGTAGATGTGATAATAATCTTAGATGTTTTACCAGATGATATAACCGGATAGGTAGATGTATAGAATTCAGTAGCATTATCAACAAATGCAAACTCATCAAGGTACACTAAATTAAGTGACATACCACGAATTGAACTTGAACTTGTTGCTGCAGCTACAATTCTTGAGTTATTAGAGAAGCCAATAGACTTTTTGTTTAGTGTTGTGCACCCAGGTTGTAAAAAGAATGGTAGATTTTCTAACATAAGTGTAATACGTGCAAGCATTTCTCTAGCGATAGCTTCTTTGTTTGCTAAAATACCTACAACTTGTTCACCCTTGAATATAACATACCATAGAATATACGCGACCGCAGCAATGGATTTACCGCTCTGACGACATGCTAGAACAATATTAAAGCGATGATCAGTAAATGAATCGAACATTGTTTCTTGATACGGGTATAGGTCAAAGGGTATTAAGCCTTTATCGAGGTGGATTACTTTACAATATTCTTTAGTAAAATATTTAGGATCATCTAAACACTTTTTGTATTCTTTTAATTCCTCTTTAGTCCATGGATGTTCTACATCGGCACCCCGAATATTCGGATTACCTAAGTAATTTGTCTCTCTCATTTTTCAAATAAGTCCGGTTCGTTATTAATTACGTTTTCATCACGTAACATTTTTTGTAACTCTGCTGTAGATCCTATGAATACATTATTGTTAGTTGGTCCAGTAAGAGCTGCAGTATGACCATCATCATCTTGTTCTTTTTTGCTCTTATGAAGCTTAAGGATTTTCTCGCCTATCTCAGCGTTATTTTTGATTAACTGACCAAGTACTTCGAATGCTCTCGGGTGCTCTGACTCACGGGCAAGGTCTAACATCAGCTCAATAGCTTCGTCGCCTTGCTCCGCTAAATCGTAAAATTGTTTTCTAACTCTTTGGTAGTCAGAATCTGTTTTACTATTGGTGCCAGTCAATCCCTTCTGGTTCGTCGCCATGCTCATGGTCGTCTTCGTGTTCTGTTGGGTTCTCATAATGTGTGTTCCATAATTCTGTTACTCCATACTTTTCACGGCTCTCATCTTTATTACCGCCTTCATATGGTATAGCAAGTTTTTCTTCGATAAGACTTTGATTAGCATCTTTACCGTTAATCATAATCGTACCAAGTACTCTACCAAATTTACCCTTTTCCATATCTTCGGTTTTTAAGATAAATTCTCCATCTGTTTCTGCTAATAATTCTATTAGTCTATGCTTTGATGCCATTCCCCATGACTTCTCTGCTAGGTTTCTTGTTCTACTCTCAGGTGTATCTATACCCATTAAACGGATACGGTCTCTCATAAATATACTAAAACCTAATTCTATATCTGCATCAATGGTATCTCCATCAACAACTCTTACTAATTTTGCCTTAAACTCGTGTGCCATTGTATTCTCCTATACATCAGTGTCAAAAAAGTTAATCGTTTCAGTATACGGCTCTGTATAGCCTCCCGCACCATCTGATGTGGTTGTACCTACTACCTTTTGTGTCTCAAATTTATGAGTTGTCGGATCAACATTCTCTGAATAATCAACTTCTGTTTGGAGAATTTGTTTGCTCTTTCCTATACCCCTATAATAACGAATACGAGTTCCAAAAACTAGAGTATATACTATAGCTCTTCTCGTAATTAAATCACCCTCATAATCATCATTCATAGTGACACTCTCTAAAACTATCGGAGTGTCGGTTGTGATATCCAT